TCTAACATCTGACGATGCAAAAGTGGCAAGTCATACAGCTGCGGCGCAGTCTGAGCCAACTGGAGAGCCGCCTGATACTGAACAACTTTCTGAGCCATCGTTGCCGCGTTAGGATCACTTACTGGGATGATGTCGACCATGTCGTAGTCAGACTGCTTTGCACGACGTCCACCTTCTTCTGGCTCGTAGCTGTACGTTGGTGGTGTGTAGTCACGGATGATTATTTTTAAGAGCTTAAACTCTTGCTTCATCGAGTAGTGGATGCGTGACTGAACAGCCGACATTGTCTTGAGTTGACGCTCGAGAATAGCCAGTGTAGTGCCCACAGGTGCTTGAGCACTCATGTCCGATGTCTGCAGCTCAACAGCGCCAGCAAACTTGCGACCCTCATCAATGATCTGATTGAGCAACGCCGCTAAGACTTGTGATGGCTCCTTGTATGGCAAGGGCATGATGTTGTCACGCATCGTGCCGCTAGGAACGTCTACATCACGGAACTCGCCTGGGGAGATTGGGGTATCGTCGCCTTTGGTACGTAGTCCTCGAGTTTTAAATCCACCGGGTAGATTAGATAGAGTTCCAGCGTCCACCAACTGACGAAGAATAGAAGTACCAGATTTAGCAAAAGAACCAATAAGATGGACAAGGCCAAAATTATAAAAACCAAACCCGGGAATGTAACCGTAGTGGACGAAATGCGTGCGCTTTTGGCAGAGTTCGTCGTCTGGTTCCCAGTTGCGGCGGATCGCAAGGATGTTCGTTGTACCCTTCTCAATCGTGACGATGTATGGGAGCGCAATCCCCGTCTCTTTGCCTGTATCTTCGTCTTTATGCTCATAGCCTTCAAGGTCTAAGTTGACCTGCATCTCCAAGAGTTTAAATCGATCATCTTGCGTTGCACGAAAGCCCATCTTCTCTGCAATACGCTTTTCAACTTCGTCCATTGTCTGGGTAGGCTCACCCAAGTCAATATCACGGTAGAAACCCTCATGCTGTAGTCGCTTAAGATCGTTTTTGTTCTTACGCATGACGTGCGTAATACGTTCTGCATCAGCAAGACTTGAAGCACCGTAAGGCACGACCACATCTTCTGCTGGCGCATACATAGATACTTGACGACCAAGTGATGGATCGTAGTACACCTTCTTAAACGCGTTACCAGCAAGGCCCAAGCCCCAGAGCATGCGCTCGTGCTCAGGACGGTACTCTTTCATCACGTCAGTAAGCTGATAGTTCATGTCTTCTTGAACTCGCTCCGCTGCGTCTTTTTTATCTGGAGTTTCTTTGCCGATGATCTTAGTCTTGACAGGACCAGACGCAGGGAATGTCTCCATCATCGTTTCAGCTTGAAACTTCACAACTGCTTCAGTCAGCAGTGGGTGGTACACGCCGCAAGCACCGGGCCAAGGCTCTGATCTTTCTTCAATCTTCAAACCTAATAGTTCTAGGCCATCAACGTAAGTCTGCACCCAATCTTTACGGGCAGATACATCAGACTCATAATCGCCAATCAACTCGCTAGCAAGTGCGGCAAGAACATCATCAGGGATCTCTTCAGCTAAGTTTTTACTAAACTCATCATCGCCCTCTTCTGGCTCAATCTCAATCTCTATATCCCCTGTCTTGATACGTACTGACTCAGGGTCTTCAATCTCAATCTCAATTGGTTCTTCTGCCGCCCCCAACTGATCAAGTCCTTGAGGAGCCTCATACAAAGCCTTATCCATATTTGTCGCCATGATCTATCCTTAGTAGTACGCAGCTTTCTTGCGATACTGTTTTAAAAAATTATCTTCCGGCTCGTCCGTCGGAAGCCGTAAAAACCCACCCTGCCGGAATCTTAACAGCGCAAGCGTTGTGGAGTCCACCAAGTCGTCGTTTGTGCCGGCAGGGAAGTCGTTGCACTCTTCTATTACTTCCTTAGCCCACCGGTGGTCTGGTGCAAACACAATGCCAGATGCAAATAAATCAGACACCGCGTTTACACGCGCTATTTTGTCCTGTCCTTTGCCTGGCGTAAACTCCCCTACGGGCACGCCCATGCGCCTAAACTCTTGATACAGCGCCGATCCGTTAGATTTCTTCTCCACCATGAACGCATCAGGCTGCCACTCCTTGTACTCCTCAAGTACCAGCTTCTTAAGCTCCGGGTACTCCATCCTTTTCTTGATTGCATTAAGCAAGATGATGGCAAAATTCTGTGTTTCCTCGTTATAAAACACACCCCATGTCGTCAGCGCGTTGTAATCAGCCCTATTGTTAGCTTCTTGTGCGGCATCAAGAGACATAATGATAAATTCGCACTCGGGAGGGTCATCTTTCTCCCAAATTTTCCACCATTCTCTCTTAATTAGCGCCCCTTCTTCAGAAGTGGGCTGCTGCATGTACTGTGCATTCCAATAACGAACGTCTAAAGCCGCTTTTTTAGATAAAAGCTCTTCAATATCCCAAAATTCTGGCCAAAGTGCCTGTCCATCGTCCTTAATAGCAGGAAATTCAATCACTTCCCATGGATCTACGTCTTCATTTCGTTCAGTTTGCTGAACAATCATGCCCGTCAAGTCCAATTTGGACCAACGAGTCATTACAATGATAATAGCGCCTCCCGGCATAAGACGCTGCAAAGGGCCAGACTGGAACCATTCCCAAGCAGGTAAGAAAACATCTGCCCTACCTGTTTTAGCTTCTTGTTCTGAGTGGGGATCATCAATAATGAACAGGTCAGCACCACGACCAGCAAGAGCGCCCCCGACACCAATAGCAAAATACTCACCATTAAAGTTTGTACCCCAGCGAGAAGCGGATTTTGAATCGCTCTGTAGTTCAACTTGAGGAAATATTCCCTTATAAGCTTCTGATCCAACGAGGTTACGCACACGACGGCCAAAGTTAACAGCAAGATCCGCCGTGTGAGAGCCCATGATAATTTTCTTATGCGGATACTTACCCAAGAACCACGCTGGTGCAAGATAGGATATGAGCTCAGACTTACCGTGTCGTGGAGCAATGTTAACAATGACGCGTTTTTTCTTACCAGCAGCAATATCTTCAAAGATTTGAATAAGTTTAAGGTGGTGGGGTCCCACTTTATATCCGGGATAGACGTGTTGAATGAAGTCAAGAAAGCTCTCCTTACCCATATCCTGGGTCATGTTAGCGTCGTACTTCTTTAGCAGCTCAAGCGTGCGTCTTTTCTGCTTGTCAGGCATAGCTGGCAAGGCTTGTCGCAACTTAAAAATTGCTTCAGGCGTCAGTTTTTGCATCGTTCTTTATTACTTCACGTGCTTCTACATCAATAACCTTACTCTCTAAACTTTGTAAGGTTTCTAAAAGTTCTTTTTCAACCTCTTCGGCAGTCATAATTTTGTGTGTGATTTCAGAACGTTTCTTAAACGCGTCTACGCCATCTACTTCACCTAATTTAGATAGTGCAGCAACCCTTACTTTGGGGTCTCTTGCGTTCTCTACCTCGGCAACAAGTTTATTTACTACGTACAACTTTAAGTCAGATAGCTCGTCCACGATAGAGACGTTCATCTGAGCAACCATTCCTGCAAGAAACGCTAATGTTTCGTTGGGGTATTTGGCAAACTCGGGTCTGTGAGCAGGATTAGACGCCATCTGACGAGCTAGTTCTGTGGCTTGATTAGCGTTTTCTTTGGTTGGGGATAGTTCTTGGCCAGTCAAGTCTGACATTAACTTAATGACATTAGCCCGCATCTGCAGTTCTTCAGCAGGCGACAGCTCCGGGAACGCCTCTTTAGCGTTCTGTGGCAGAGGAATGTTCTCCTCGATATTCGGTACTATTTGATCCATGTCAGCGAAGGCTCCTTCGACAGTTGTTCTAAATGTAACAGAAAAATATATCTTTGTGCAAGGGGAGGTTAGGAATCCTACCCGGGGGGTGTTTTTAAAAAGTTTCTGTGAGAAGGTCAGGTGTAATTCGATAGGGGGTGGGGTAACAGAATTTTTGCTAGCGATCGCTAATTATTTTTCTGCCAAGTGTTTACAGAAACGGCTGGGAACCCGCATGGGTGTTAGGTTCTGGTGAATTACACACGGGGCGTAATCCGGATTTTACTTTACATAAAATATATTTTTGGATTACCCGGGGTGTGTAATTGGACAGGTTGGACGGGATGTTCGGCATTCTGGGGTAATTGTTTGCGTGTTGCCGCTGTGTAATTCAGATTGAGTTTGGAAAAAATGTGTAGTTATTTGTGCGTGTTAGGGGGTATGGGGTATGCGGGGGGACCCATTGACAGGCTTGGGGGGTGGGGGGATGGGGGGTGTCCCCTGCCAAACTTTACTTATGCCCCCCTTCCACCGCATACTGTATTCAATGCAACACGGTTGTGGTTGCAGATTCTCTTGAAAGGAGACTGACATGTACACAGTAAATGTACGTTGGGGTGAGCTTACAAAGACTCACAAGGCTTGGACACTTAGCAGTGCCAAGGCATGGATGTACACATACCCTAAC